ACGGGAGATTGTAGCGCCTTCATAGCCTCCGCCGCAACTCCCACCGCTTGGCACTCGCCGTTCATCGGGATTGCGGTGTATGAGATTTCGATAAGCCGCGAGGTACGCGTGATGAGCTTCGCGCCGGGGTACTTCTTTGCTTCGTCCGGTGTGGGTGCGCCCTTGCTGATCCGCTCCACCACAACCGAGTAACCGACCTGGTACTCCGACGCCAGCGCCTGCACCCAATCACGCATGGCGTTACCGGGTGCGCCGATCAGGACCGACGTACAGATGATCCCCTTCGGCGTGATCTTGAGGTTGCGGCACTTGCCGACGCAGCTCAGAATGTCGTAGTTGTGATCCACAAACATAGAGCGGTTGGTTGCGAAGTACGACACAATGTCGATGCCGTCCGGCAGGATCACTTCCCGTTCCAAGTCCACGGCGTCCGTCGTCGCGTAGCCCTCGATCTGGAACGGCTGGCCCTTGCTGGGCACGCCCGCCGACGTGTTCGGTTGTGCAAACGCCTTCACGGCAAGGTCAACGCCCGCGTACCGCTTGGTCGCCCGCTCGCGTAGGGTTGTGATGTAGTTCTCCCATTTCATTTCGGCATCTCCTGTACGGTCGTGTGCAGACAGTTGCAGTTCGGGTGCAAGTCGCACGCGGCCATGATCGGGCGGGACATGGTGTAGACCTTCCCATCCGTGCCGGCAATGGTCGTGCCGGCGGGGAAGAACGGCTGGTCAATCGGCGTTACAACGCCTTGCAGCGCCGCCGCCGCGCCCTCGCACAGCCCGCATGGGTTGCCGGACAGCAACCATTCCTTACCCTCAAAACCCAGTTCCTTCGCCTGTGCGAGTGACCCGTTCTGGAACGCCCGCGCCGTCTCGGTCCGCGCGATCGTCTCGGCACGCGCCAAGCTCACCTCGGGCACGCGGTCGGTCAACTGCTGCTGGATTTCATTGATCGTCGCGCCCTTCGCGAGCCCGTCGTCAATCACGGTCCGCATCTGATCGGCCATCGTTTCGGTAACGCCCTTCACCAGCTCGAACGTGTAGCCTTGCACGTACTCGCGCGCGGCCTCGGACGTGAGCGGTTCGGTATCGACGCCCACCGTGTCGATCATGTCCACAGCGCCCGCGTTGAACGCCGCCGTGATGCTCGCCCGCAGAACGCTCTCCAGTTCCGCACTTGCCAACTTGGAAATATCGAACGACCCATCGGGACCGATGCCAGCGATGCCGCGGGTCAGTGCGTCGTTCGCCCAGTCCTGCACCGCCCGGAAGATACGCGCCTCGATGGGGTCGCTTGTGTCCGCGGCCTTGTGCGCGCACCCGCAGGAACAGAACGCGCCCCACCGCGGGACGTGGATCAGTTCAACCGTACCCGCTTTACGGCCAAGTCCGGCAGCGTTTCCGAGAGCCTTTGCGCCGGGGTCATTGCCAGCGTCTTTGGATTGCTGATCGCCTCCATCATCAGGTGTACCACCTTGCCCGCGTCCACCGTTAGGCGGATTGCCGCCTGCTTTCGCTTCTGTTCCTGACTGATTCGTACCACTTGGGGCCTCCGGGGTGAAGTTGCGTAGCGGATTGAACACGCGATCGAGAGTCTCGGTCGGGATCGCGGGGAACGCGGCCTGTGCGATCGCGTACGCCGTCTCGATGGGGATTGCACCCGTGCTGACCTGCGTAGCCAGCGTGACGATGGACGTGACCTGTGCTCCGTTGAGTGCCGCCTGTGCCGCGTCTGCCGGGGCTTCGCCGGTCGGCTTGGCCTCGGGCTTCGCCTTCGGGTCAGGCGTTGCGTTCGGCGTTGCGTTACCCGTTGCGTTCGGCACACCAAGCCGCGCGATAGGCGAGCCCATCGTGTTGAGAGCGTCGTCCACCGGTTCAAGGTCCAGCGCCTCGCGGTATTCGTTGAGGTACACCGCGCCCGCTTGGAACGCAGCGCCGACCCGCACAGCCTCGGCGGACTTGTCTTCCTCCACGGGGTTCTCGTAAGCGAACCACATCGTTCCCGGCTCCACATCGAACATGGGCAACAGCCACTCCGTGAAGTCCTCGGCAACCCGGCACTGCCGCTCGTAAATCGCGCGCTGCCATTGCAACCCGCCCTCCGCGGCGTTGGACTGGATCGCATCGTTCATCTTCCAGATCGGATCGGGCACGCCAGCCGCTCGGTAGATCGCCGCCTCGGCCTGTTGCAAGCCAGGGAGGTAGTTCATTTCGTGGGGCTTGGTGTTCGACTGCACCATCTTCAAGTCTTGGACGATGAGCGCCTTACCCGCCGCAAGCGGACCACCACGCGAGCGCAACGTCGCCTCGGCCTGCTTGATCTTGTCAACCGTCCATCCGCCGGGGGCCTCAAACACCGCGCCGTATTGCCCCGAGTTTCGCCAGCGGGCAAGCTCGGCGGTAACCGCGGCGTCTTCCAAGTCCGCATACCGCTCGATGGACCGCACCCACGACGTACCCTGCCACGGGGCCACAGGGTCAACCATCCACTTCGATACCACAACCTCAGCGGACGGAACACGCAGCGGACGCATGTTCTCACGCCCGTAGTTGTACTCGGTTACGCCCTCCGTCTTGCTCAGCACAGGCCGCGTCCATTGCGGATGGAGGATGTACAGCCCCGTAGGCGTAGCGCCGCCCGTCCAGATGTAACAGTGCCCGCACACCTCGCGATACCAGTAGATCATTTGCAGCACGTCGGAACACGACATAGACGGGTCAGGGTCACGCAGAATGTCAAGCGCCGGGTGGTCAGTCACCTCTTCCGATTCGTCGTCGTCCTGTGCGTAGCCCTTGCGAGCGGTGCCCGTGGACGCGCGGTAGAGTTTGATTTCACCACGCGAGGCAGCCCGAGAGATGAGGCTCGCGGCGTTGAAGATCGACCCGCTGATAGCACGCGCAACGCTCGCCATGTCGCGCGGGTTCGTCGTGTCATATCGCCCCGTAATCTCCTCGCCCGTGCGGATGCTCGCCCCGATGTACCGCTGCTCGCCATCGTTCGGCGGGCGACGTGTGGCCTTGAAGGCGTTCAGGATGTTCCCGATCAGTCCCATTCGACCACTCCTACGTAACCGCCAGCCCCGCCCGTGTCGATCGACATGACCGCATACCGAAGAGCATCCATAGCGTGGTTATCCGCGTCGTATGGCTCTTCCTTCGCGCCCTTGTCGCCGGGCTTCTTCGCCCACACGTATGAATCGAACTCTTCGCGGAGGCACGTCGGGCGCTTCTGTTCTGACATTGCACCGTCATATTCTACCAGCGAGTCTGCCACAAAGAAGATACGGGGTTGTCCGTTGGCACCGCGTACCAGCCGCGCGCGCACCGCGTCGATCCCCGCTCGTATGTCCTTCTCCGCTGGCGTGGTGTACACCCCGTGCCGGTGCAGCGTCTCGCGGGTGTCGCGTGCGTGGTCGCTGACCGTTGCCGCATACTGCTCATCGCCCGAGAGTTGGATGATGCGCCGCGCGTGGTCCTCGGTGATACGACGACTCATGTACCACTCGCGATAGACGTACAGCGCCTCGCCGCTGTCGGCAATCCACAGGCAAACGAACGGGTCATTGAACCCGAAGTCGATCGCGCGGTACTTCCGCCAGGACTGCCAGCCCGCGGGCATCTCGCGGATGACGTGGATGCTCGGGTCAAACTCCTCGTAGATCAGCCCGTCGGCAGCGGCCCACTTGCCCTCTTTCAGCCGCGCGCGGCGTACGCCCGTGAGCCCTTCCAGCGTCTTGCGGTACTCGGTGCCGAGCGGCGTCCAATCCTTGCCGTCGTGCATCCGCGGGTTGTCTTCCAGCCTCGACATGATCCGCTGCATCTGGCCGCGGTTCGCGCGTTGGTTCAACCAGTGGGCGGGTGCGCTTGGGTTGCAATCGACCATCATCTGCCGGAACGGGGTAGCACCGCCCGATAGACGGGTCAGGCACTTCTCATGGTCGTTCTCGGTTGCTTCCGTCCACTCGAAAGCGAAGATCCGATCCCATTCAGTACTCATGATCTTGTCGGTGTGGTCCATTCCACCCGGCACGACGATGGAGCCGTTGGGGTAGTAGTACGCATCACGGTGCGTTCGCTTGGCCTGACCGAGCCACGTACATCCTGCGAGGATGTGATCCTCATACGTCTGTAGCACGGACTCAGAGAGCGAGGCCCGCGTCTTGCGGACTAGCAGGATGCGAGAGCCTGGGTATCGCATCGCGACGGCGTGCGCCTTCTCCAGCAGCGCCCGCGTCTTCCCGGTTCTGGTAGGCCCTTCGATGAGAACCTCAGCCGCCCGCGTCGCGAACACCTCGCGGGCACCCCCGCGGACCACGTACCGGACTGGCTCGGTTGCGGTGGTCAGGTGGTGCCCCTTACTAGTTCCGCGTACCCGTCCAGCACGTACCGCGTGCCGTCGAGCCGGTACAGCTCGCAGTACTTCCCGCCGCCCATCGGCGGCCCCGCGACGATGTGCGAGGGCTCGCACCATTCCACCCACCGGAACCTCTGGCCGTCCTGTGACCCGCCTACGTGGACGTAGGGGAATCGCTGCTCAACGGGGAGTTTGTGGCGGCGTCGGTTCATTGCTTCCCCTTCCACACCACGCCCGCCTGCGGTATCGGCTTGGTGAACACCACCAGATGCGGGCCAATCTCAGCGTCTACGCCGTGCTTCTTGCCAGCGGCCAACGCGGCATCGCCGTCGAATGTCTTATCGTTCTCACACAACAGATCGAACACGCCGCGCGGCATCGGGAACACCACGCGCTCGAACTGCGGTACATCCTTCGTGTGCCTGATTAGATCGTCTTCGGTAAGGTCCGACCACGACGGACCACCAGAGGCGATCCGCTCCACAATCTCCCGCATTCGGCGTTCGTGGTTCATTACACCCCGCTCCCGTCTGTGCCGACGAT